TAGAAAAATAGTATTCAGAAAAGCCAAAGCAATGGAGAAAGAGCAGATAATTGATGCTTGGGAAAACGGATTCATGTCAACGGGTGAAGGTTGGAATGGGGAAATCCCACCTGATTGCCAAGGGGAAACTTTAGATACAGAAGAATATTACAATAAAACTTATGGAAAATAAAATTGAATTTGTAAACGGTTTAATTATTAAGGGGAGCCCTAAAATTACCAAAACATTAAATGGGATTAGAATAATAAATGATTTAGGTCTTGATATTGAATTATCTGACTTATTGTGGAATATTTTAACAAATAACAATGGAAAATAAACAAACAGCAGTAGATTGGTTAATAAATAAAGTTGAAGAACACTTTTGCTTATTACCTGTAGATTTAATTGAACAAGCCAAAGCAATGGAGAAAGAGCAGTCAATAAAAGATTACAAAGCTGGGGCAGTAGGCGAACTATGGGAGCTTAATATTGACGAGAGTGCAGAATCTTACTACAATAAAACATACGCAAATGATACAACTAAGGGATTACCAGAAGAAAATAGTAAGCGACGGGGTTGGCATTATTAAAGAGTATGGGATGTTGTATCTCGCGCTTGCCGTCAGAACAGGCAAGACCCTTACATCGCTTGCTATTTGCAATGAGTTGCATATCTCAGAAGTGTTATTTTTAACAAAACTAAAGGTTATACCTGGGATTAAAAAAGACTATAACGATTTAGGTTGTAACTTTAACCTTACGTGCATTAATTACGACTCAATGCATAAGATTGAGAACAAGAAATGGGATGTAATTATATGTGATGAAAGCCACTCGATGGGGGCCTTCCCGAAGCCAAGCAAACGAGCTAAGCAGGTGAGGGATTTGGTGCATAAAAGCAACGTAATTTTCTTGTCGGGTACACCAACCCCTGAGAGTTACTCGCAGATATACCACCAATTGTACGTGCATCCTAACAACCCATTCAAACAATACGCTAACTTTTATCGGTGGGCGAATGACTATGTGAAGGTTAAGGTTAAATATATAGGTCAAATGAGGGCTAACGACTACTCAGTTGCGATTAAGGATAAGGTGATGGATGCTATTAAGCATCTAATGATATCCTTTACTCAAGAGCAAGCAGGCTTTACCACATCGGTGGAGGAGGCTGTACTGAAAGTCAACATGAAGCCTATCACTTATAAGCTAACCAACAAGTTAAAGAAGGACTCAGTAGTTCAGGGTGATGACGACACAATTCTTGCTGACACCGGAGTGAAGATGATGAATAAGTTACATCAGATGTACTCTGGGACCATCATCCTTGAGTCAGGAAAAAGGTTGATATTCGACAACACCAAAGCTGAGTTTATCAAGTCGCACTTTGAAGGCAAGAAGATAGGTATCTTCTACAAGTTCAAGGCCGAGTGGGATGCGTTGAAAGAAGTTTTTGGTGACAACCTAACCGATCAGCTAGATGAGTTCAATACCACAAACAAGAACATCGCACTTCAGGTGCTGGCAGGACGCGAAGGAGTTAGTCTTAAGAACGCTGACTATTTAGTGTACTATAACATTGACTTTAGTGCTACGTCATACTGGCAAAGCCGCGATCGACTTACGACGATGGAACGAAAGTTCAACAAAGTCTATTGGGTTTTTGCAAACGGAGGCATCGAAGAGAAAATTTATGAGGCAGTACAACAAAAGAAAAATTTTACACAAGAGTATTTCAAAAAACATTTCTTAACTTAGCATGCTCGAATCGAAACGACAAACCAAAATACGCAATGCACTAATCAAAGACGGCTACTTCGTAACTAAACTTACAGTTACAAGTACTCCAGGAATACCTGATCTGCTTGCGATAAAAGACGGCAAAGCCTTATTCATTGAGGTTAAGCAACCGGGTAATGACCCAACTGAGTTACAATTATTCATGCACGATAAGCTGAGAGGCTTTGGATGCGAAGTTAAAGTTTGGACAGACTATGGAACAGATTATGGTAGCAGTACCCACGAGCATAATCAAGTGGATGGCAGCGATGCGGAAGGATACTTTTGATCAGGTAGCAGACGCATTAATCCACTTCTCGAATGAGTTGGAAGAAGATTACGAGAGAACGATTGTGTTCAGCGTAGTCGATGAGGAACCGAAGTACTTTAGGTTTCACGCCTCTCCTGGAGAACTAACCTTTGATGGTGAAGACGAACCCACGGAGATGGTGTCAGTGGAATTACTCGAGCAGATAGATGTAGACGAGTTCTTAGATGAAGTCCTAGAAGGCAATCAAATTATTAAAGACAACAATTTAAAACGATTTATCGCAAGTTATGAGTTTATTTGAAAAGGTTGGTTAATTCGAGTACAAGTTATTATATTTGTAAAAAATAATATCATGTATATATATAAAACAACTAATCTAATAACAGGCAAGGTTTATATTGGCAAAAGTTCTAAGTGTTTTAATATTAAATATTTAGGTTCTGGTAAAATATTAAACAGAGCTATTAAAAAATACGGTAAATCTAATTTTACTGTAGAGTTAATTGAAGAGTGTTCTTCTGAAGAGGAATTGAATTTAAGGGAGATTTATTGGATTGATTTTTTTATGTCCAATTCATATAACATTGCTTTAGGTGGTACTGGTGGCGATACATTAACAAACCATCCTGACAGAGAAGTTATATATAATAAAATATCTAAAACAAATTCAGTAAGAATGATAGGCCATTATGTTTCAGATGAAACAAGAATAAAACTATCTGAAAGTCATAAGAAATGGCACAAGTCTTTAACAGAAGAGCAAAGAGTTGCTAAAAATAAAAAGACATCAGAAGGATTAAAAAAGTTTTATCAAAATAATGTGCATCATTCAAAAGGTTGCACATTATCTGAAGAAAGAAAAAATAATTTGTCTGAATTTCATAAAAAAAGAGGAACGAAATTAAAATTATTTAGTGAATATTCTCTTGAAAAACAAGATGAAATACGCAAAAACATAAGCAACTCTTTAAAAGGCAGAGTGGTTAGTGAGGAAACAAAAGATAAAATAAGAAAGTCATTACTTGGAAGGCCATGTAGTGAAGAAAAAAAACAAAAAATTAAAAACACGTTTAAAGAAAAGTACGGCAAATCTATTTGAAAAAAGAATACCTTATAAACCTTTTGAATATCCAGAATATTTTACAGAAGGATGGCTTAAGCAGGCCCAGGCATTTTGGTTGTACACAGAGATTCCTATGTCATCCGATGTAAAGGATTGGAATGAGAATCTAACAGAGAATGAGAAGCACGTGGTAGGTAATATCCTACTTGGCTTTGCTCAAACAGAATGTGCTGTGTCTGACTATTGGACAGGCATGGTGACTGATTGGTTCCCTAAGTATGAGATCATCCAGATGGCTATGATGTTTGGAGCTCAGGAGACTGTTCACGCAACAGCTTACTCGTATCTTAATGATACTCTTGGTCTTGATGACTACGAAGGATTTATGCATGAGCCTGCTATTGCTGGTCGTATTGAGGCATTGACGTCTGTGTCAAACCATTACAACTATAAGATACTTTGCACCAGTGCACCTGCACGTAGAGATGTGGCTCGCTCACTTGCTATCTTTTCTGCCTTCACCGAGGGTGTTGCATTGTATAGTTCATTCGCTGTACTCTATTCATTTCAATTGAACAACAAACTAAAAGGTGTTGGGCAACAGATGAAGTGGTCAGTAAGAGACGAGGCTCTACACTCTAAGATGGGATGTAAATTGTTTCGTCATATGTGTGAGGAGTTCCCGGATCTAAAGACAGATGCCAAGGATGCCATCATTGAAGCAGCTAAGTTAACCTTAGATATGGAGATGAAATTCATCGAAAAGATATTTGAGAGAGGTGACTTGGAGAACCTAAAGGCTTACGACCTTAAGCACTTTATGCACAAACGTATCAACGACAAGTTAGTAGAGTTAGGCTATGACCCTATCTTTGCTTACGACCCTGCAGCTGCAGAGCAATTAGATTGGTTCTACCAATTGACAGCAGGCGTTGAGCACTCAGATTTCTTTGCAACCAGACCAACTGCTTACAGTAAAGCCAACGAAGGCGAGGACTGGAGTGACATGTTTTAACTTAAACTAAATATAATAACAATGGAAGAATTATCTTTTGACCAACTAATTATTAATGTACACGACTGGGCTAACGACAAAGGTTTGATTGACCCATCATTTGTAAAGTCTCAATTCGTCAAGGTGGTTGAGGAATTGGGTGAAGCGGCCTCCGCTATCAGCAAGAATCAATCAGATGAATTGATCGATGGATTAGGTGACACGTTCGTTACTCTTATCATCTTAACATTGCAGTGTGGCTTAACACCACAAGAAGCATTGAACTCCGCATGGAATGAAATTAAAGACCGCAAAGGTAAAACAACTAACGGAGTCTTCATAAAGTCATGATAAAGCACCATCCTATCCATGAGCAAGACCTAATAGATTTAGGTTTTGAGAAAGTTCTTGTCTCTAAACATGAGTCAGGATACCCGGAAGACTTTTACTATTACTTATATGTAGTATCTAGGCATACATCATTAATAACAAATGCAGACGATGAGGCGAAACTTAGTACATGGAAGGCTTATATATTTGATGATGAGTATATGTACTTTGATGAGATAGAGCCTCTAACAAACTTTTTAACATCATTTAGCTATGCCAAATTCCCCAATAAAAATGGAGATAGTGTTGCCCGATAAGTCAACCGCTTCGATAGATGCAAGTAGCTCAGAGAGTGCTGTGCAAATGATAGAATTTTTACTTGAACTAATTAAATCTTTAGAAAATGATTAATCACGCAT